GGGCGGGCGCTTCCTGTGCTTCCAGCTTATTCAGAATGGCGATTTGCGCACGCGTAAGCCGGCGCGCGCCGTGCGCGGCGGCGGCCACATTGAGCACGCGCGCCCACATGCCGGGCAGTGGCGTGACGGTGGCGCTCACGTTGCGGCGCGCCTGGCGGCGTCAATGGCGGCGTAAACGGCCTCCGGGTCCATGGCGTCAAGCTCAACGCCGGCGGCGCGCATGAGCGCGCGCCTGGCCGTGCCAACCTTGGCCGCCAGCGCATCGCTCAGCGGGCGCTCCCAAAGCTCAGTCAGCTCGCTAATGCTCAGCCGCAAGAGCGCGTGAGGCTGTGACGGGTTTGGTGAGAACACTGGCGACGGCGCGAGCGGTTTGGCGGCGATGGCGGTCAGGCCCTCGCACGTGTTGCAGGCTTCCTCAGCGGTGCAATGGCACATTGGCTTTCCCCTTCCCATTGGCGGCGGCCGGTGACGTGTTGCATGGCGGGGGCATCACCGGCCGCCTAAGCGCGTGGCGTCCGCGCCTGTGGAAACAATGCGCCGCGAGGGGTTAAGGAATCGCAACCAAGGTGTATAGCGCTCGCACTGAGGGTGTGAGGTGCAACATGCAATTGGCTTTAGAGATTGCCGCCGCCGGCGCGATGCTGGCGGCGTGGGCTTGGCTCGCTTTGCTGGCGCTCACCAATGTGGCCGGCCGTATTGGCCAGAGCTTCGCACACTGTTTGCACGCGCGTTCACATTCATCAACATCACCGCCAATTTAGCGTTTGAACCGGTGCGCATCCTGCGCACGAAAGCCAGGCGCGCCATGGCCGGCGGCTGGCGCGGAAAGTCCTAACGGCGTGCGCATGGCGTGCGCACGGTTTACCGAGTTGAACGCTGCTTAGGACGCAAAAAAGCCCGGCGCTAAGGCCGGGCTTTTCAGTTTCAGGTGTTGACGGTTTTAGGCGGCGGCGGCCTCCATGTGGCGAAGGCGCGCCAGCATAGATGCACACTCGCTCTTGAGCTGGCGGCGCGCCGCCGGCGAGAGCAAGCGAGGATCTGCAACGCGGGCGGCCAACGGGGCGCTAGCCGCGCCAGCAGCACTCGCAAACCACACCAGCGCGCCCTTGAGTAATTCAAGCACGATGGCGAAAGCCCACAGCTCAAAGTCAGGGCGGCCAGTGGGTGCGGCCGCCAGTGCGGCGTAAGCGGTGCGGTCGGCGGCGCGCGTTTGCGAGACGGCGGCCGCCAAGCCAGCGCGGCGCGTTTCGCGCTCAGCGTCAGCGCCATTGATAGCGCGCGCGCTGGCGGTCACGTAGCCGCTTTCAAACGCACCGCGAAGGGCGGCGGCGTTGCTGACTGAGCGCCGCTCAGTCTCCGCGTCAAACGCCGCCAGCGCTTCCTCAGCGGTGGTGCGCGCGGAGTCCGTGGCGGCGGCGGCCGCAACCAGCGGCTCACGCTTATCGGCCACGCCAGCGCGATCAATGGCCACCATGCCAAAGTGGCCGGCGATGAGATTCCAGCCGGTCAGCACGGCAAAGCCGGCCAGCACGGCGGCGGCCTTGAGTTTCGAGTTGGCGCGCCAGTGGCGCTCAGCGTGGGTTGGCAATCGCGTGGCGGCGGTTTCGGTCAGCACTGTGCCGGCGACAAGCACGAACGTGCCGAGCTTGGCGAGCGTGGACTCCATGCCAACCAGGCCGGCGACGCCAACAGCGGCGAGGCCGGCGCTGAGCGCAACCGCGCCCCATGATACAGATTCAAGCAGCCACGGCCGCGCGAGAAAATCGCGGGCCAGGTCGGCAAAGGTTGCCGGCTTGGCAAGCGCGGCGATTTGTTTAGCTTTGGTCATCCTCAAGCACTCCTAGATAGTGACTTGGGCGGGCCTTCGGGCTTGGGGTGCGGCCGGGTGGTGGAACACCTGGCCGCGCCTGACTTGGCCGCCGCGAGTCGGTTTGTTGGAATAGCTTGAGCCTAGCACGGTTAGCGGATCATTGACGACGCAAAAAAGCGCCGGCTTTCGCCGGCGCTTTCGTGAGGTTTAGCGGATGACAGTCGGCAACAGTTTGCCGCCGCGCGCATACGCGCCGCACGTGCCGCACCTGAATTGCTGGTAACGGTGCGTTTGCGTGTAGCGGAATCCGTCCTTTTGCATTGTGCCGCCGCAAGCGGGGCGGGGGCAATTGTGCGGGCCTTGGCCGAGATACACATTGCGGTTGGGTTGGTTGTCAGAGAACGGTGAGAGCTTACGCCACACACTCTCAAGCAGGATCACGTCTTGCTTGTTATAGCGCTTCATGCGCGCCCACGCTTTCGGGCAACCCGCCAAGCAATCGCGCCACAGCGCGTAGCCGCCGGTTTGCTCTTTGCGGCCAAGGCCAAGTTGGCGGCCTAGCTCATCGAGGCGATTGCTCGCAAAGCCAAAGTTGCGCTTGGCCAGTTTCTTGGTGTCGATTTTCGCAACCGGGCTGTGCGGGGCGAGGCCGTGAACGAGGAAGCGGGCTTGCGCCTTTTTGTAATCGAAGGCGTCGCCGTGGTGCGCCACGATCATGTCAGCCTCGTTGAACAATGACCATAAGCGCTTGGCCAGCTCGCGGTCATTTTTCGGCTCGCGTTTGTAAAGCGGGAAGTCGGGAAGCGCGAGAACGCGCGCCGTCTTTTTGTCCGCCCATTTGTAGGCAAAGCTCAGGAGGTGCCAATCCTCAATCACCTCAAGTGCGTTTTGCTCATACACACCCCAGGTGCGCACAAGGTTGGGAGCCGTCTCTATATCGTAGAGAAGGATTCGGGGCTCACTCATCGTCAATGTCTTGTGAGAGGCTTTCGCCGCCGGGTGCGCCAACCGCATGCGCGATGCCTTGCAGCACGGTTTCAATGCGCGTCAGCCGGCGCTCAGTCTTGAGCGCTGACGGCATGGCCGCAACCTTAACCTCAAGCTTCACCACGCGCGACGCGAGCGCCATGACCGCGCCAAGTAAGGCGACGCCAAGGCTGCCGAGCGCGATCCATTCACCCGGCGTCATTGTGGCTCACACGTCGCTAGTTGTGCGTCCAAGTCCTCAACGCCGCGCGCGCGGCGCGCATCGAGGGCGATGGCGGCGGCTTGCTGTTTGCTCACGCGCGCCCACAAGTCGGCGTCACTGGTGATGCCGTCCAATGAGGTGCGCTCAAGGGGTTGGCGCAATATCGCCGGCACGTGAACTGGACAAGCCGGCCGCGTCATAGGCGCGCCACTGTGCGCGCAGGCCGTCAAGCCCAACGCGGCTAGCGGGGCTTTCCAAGCAAAGAGTCGTTTGCGGTTCATGGGCGAGGGCTTCCAGCGTTTCACTCAGCGTGGCTTGCACGCTGGCGACGCGACGGCCGAACAGCTCAGCGCTGGCGGCCTGAATTTCAACAGATGCCGCCAGGCGCGAATTGAAGCGCTCAGCGGTGGCGAGTTGCGCATTGAGCAGGACGTTGGCCGATTCCGCGGTGGTCAAATCGGCGCGCATGTCCAGCACGTACCATCCGGCGAAAACACAAACAGCGGCGGCGATGAGCGGCGCGGCCAGTGGCTTTAGAAAAACGCCCACCGGTTTCAGGAACGCCGGCGCGGTGAGGCCAATCATTCTGGCCGCATGACGCCGCCGGCGTCCTCGCGTTCGCGGCGCGCGCGGGCGGCGGTTGGGCCAATCGCAATGCGCGCCTGGTGGCGCACGCGGAAATAAGCGGCGGCGGCAATGAGGGCGTAGTCGATCGAGGCCACGATGGCCTCGGCCAGCGGGCCGCTTTGGTCAGGCATGGCCAACAACGTGAGCGCCTTGAATAGCGCCAGCGTCAGGAGGATGCGCACAACGCGCGAGGTGAGGACGTTGCGCACGTCCTCAAGAAGATCAGCGAAGGTGTAAGACGGGGGGTGCATGAGGGCTCCTGCGTTTGCGTTTAGTCAGTGAGCGCGGCGAGTTGTGCGCGGCCGGTGGCGGCATAGTCTTGCGCCTCGCCGCCAAGGTTATGGAACGCGCCGGCGGCGATGGCCTCGGCACATTCGATGGCGCGCGCTTTCAGTGTTGGCGTCAGCGACGCCTCAGCGGCCAACGCCTGGAACGCGTGGCACACCGCGTCGACGGGTGAGGGCTGTTGCAGGATGGCGATGAGCGCATCCTTGAGCGGCGACGCGTCAGTAGCGGCGGCGGCATCGGCCAGGCGGGCGCGCAAGTCCATGAGCGAAAGGCCGTCAGCCGGCGTGGCGCTCAAGGCCGGGGCGGCGGCTGTGTGGAATATGAGCAAGGCGGTTTTCCTCCAAGCGCGCAACAAAAAGGCCCCAACGCTTTCGCGTGGGGCCTTGATTTGCGCTGGCGCGTGTGGTGCCTGGCGTCAGCCTGGCGGGATTTGATCGTTTCGCGATTCCGCCGGCGGCTCGGGTGCGGTGGGCGCTTCATACGCGGCGCATGAGGCGGGTGGGCAGTGTGGGTCGCGCTGACGCAACTGGCCAGTGCCGGTGGTTTCACACGCGGCGGCCGCGCCGCACAGAACGAGCAATAAGAGCGCTCTTTTCATAAGCTGGTTTCCTCGCTGGCCGGCAACCCTAGCGTTGCCGCCGGCGCACACCGTAAAGGCGGCGGCGGTGCAACGCAAGGGTTAGCGCCGTAACCGCGTGGCCATGAACGTGATGTTGCTCACAGTGATGGTTCCTGTATCGACGTCCGATTTCACCGTGAGCGTATAGGCTTGAGAGCCGGCGCTAGGCGCATCAACGTCGAGCACAGGGATTGCGCCATAAATAATTTTCGCATCGTCTATACCAACAGATCCCGCAACCAGCGTTTTAATGGTTGTGCCGCCTCGTTTCACCTCAATGGTCAAACCACCGCTAGTGGCTGAGCCAACGAGCGTGAAAGCCGCTTGCAAAATCACCTTATCGCCGGCGTCGGTCGTCAAGCTCGAAAGCGTGGCGAAAGTCTGAGCCGTGGTGAGGTTGAGCGATACGGCGTTAAAGCTTTGGTCGGCCGGCTCCACCGTCACGATTTCACTAACCGTGTTGGCCGCCACTTGCGCGGCGGTCACACTACTCAATGTCGCCAGCGTGCCTTGGCCGGCGATGGCGGCGGCGGTGTTGGCGGCCGTTACGTCCGCACCAAGCGCGGCCTCAAATCCTATGTTCCAAGGAGTCAGGTCGGTTTGGTTGGGGCCAGCAAAACCAATGTAAGGTCTAGTAACGCGCAGCGTTGGCGCGGAGGCGCCAGCGAGCGCGTACACTAAAATTGTCGCGCGGCGGGCGGCGGCTGGAGCGGTTACAATTCCGCCAACCCTTTGGTATGCACCAAGGGTGCCGGCCCCAACGGCGGTTGGCGCTAGCGTGTGCGACGCGATCTCGTCGCCAGCGTAAGCGCCGGCGGCATCATAGAAGCGCGCGATCACGTATAAGTTAGAGATGTTTATTGAACCAACGTAAGCGCTCAACTCAACGCGCGTGCCGGCGGCTACCTGAAATGAGTCGTGATTGCCGGCTCCGCCCATAATGTAGATTGCGCCACCAATGGTGACGCTAGTTGCGGCGGCCTCGAAATAACGCAAAGCGTTGGCCGAGTTGGCCGTGAAGCCGCCAACGCCTGGCGAGGCGACGCCATAAGTCCAATAGCCGGCGCTAACCTGACGGAAATCACCGTCGATGATGCAGTTTTTTCCGACACCAGCGCTCACGTCATTAGAGACTTGCGCGGCGATAGTCACGCTGAGCCAACTCGTTGGCGTCGCTTCGCGCGCTGAGCTGACCGGCGTTGCGCGCACTTGGAAGGTTGCGCCGCCAACTAGGCCGTCAGCTAGCACGGCCTCGCCGGCGACATACGGCGCGAACTTGGCGAACACTGGCGTCGTGGTGCCCAGCTTGCGCCACTCCACCAACACGCCAGCAATACTGCCGTCAGCCGCCGGCGTCCAAAGCGCTTTAATTGCTGGCGTCACCGCGCCGCCATTCGTGACAGTGACGGCGGATGCGCTAAAGCCGCTCAGCGTCGCAGCGGGGGGAAGCGGGCCGGCAACAAAGCCTTCGCTGGTTTCGTCCAGCTCATCGGTTGAAGGCGTCCAGCTAAAGCACGTGCTGGCGATTTCGCGCAAGCCAAGCTCGACCGTGCCATCCTCAAAGTGCGTGACGCGGCGCACCTCAAAAGTGACCGTTGCACCCCCGAGGTAAAGGTCAGATTGCCACTCAATCCAATCGCCAGTTTCGTGGCCCATGAACTCGGGCGGCAATGTCACTGTGGCCTGGCGTTGCATGCGCGCTTTGCGGCGCATGATTTCCGCCACGCGTTGCGCTTGCGTGCGTGAATAGACGAACGGCAATTCGCACGTGGCCTCACGCGGCTCGCCGTCTGTGTCTATGTCGTCTTGATTGCGGCGAAGCGGGGCGCTGTGCGGTTGCCAGAGCTTGGTCGGCTCAATGTAGCGCGTGGTCACCGTGTTGCAGGATTCCTCACGCGTAAGCCAGCGGCGGAACTCGCAGCGGCCGCCTTCGATGAGATCATGGTCGGTGAATGTGAACTCAGCCGTCTTGGCGCTGCCAGGATCGGGCTGTGTCACGCCACTGCGGTCGATTAAATCGCCGGCCATGGCGCGCGCGAAATCGGCTTGCGTGTCAATCCAGCGCTCGTTGGCGAGGATGACGGCGCTCACCGTGTAACGCTTCACAGTGCCGCCGGCTTTAAGCGCCACGTCCTCGTCGCACAAATTCATAGCCGCGAGCGTGAACGCGTCCGCCGGCGCTTCCTCTGGCGCGCGGCCTGGCCCCACCATCAATTGGCCGTTAGACCAAACGCCGCGCCGCCAGTTGAACTCACAGACTTGCGCGTTCTCTGACCATTCGTGCGTGGCGGGATCATCCCAACGGTGTGCGCCGTCGCCGCCGTCAACGGTGTCGTCAAGGCGCGGGTCGTAGCAGAGCTTGCCCTTGCTTATCCACCTGAAGCGCGGGCGGCCTTGCGGCCAGATTTTCTCGGAGAAGCGATAGGACGCCACCACGTATGACACGCCAGTGAACTTGTCATTGCTCGTCCAGCGCCCGCCGCTATTGGCGGTCAGGTAGGTTGAAGCGGTTTGCGTCGTCGTGCCGGGATACCAATAAAGGTAGAGCGACGCGGTTGAGCCTTCATTGAAAGCCGATTGCGCGCCATTGGCGGAGAACGCGTATTCCTTGTCGTTGACAATAAAGCCGGTCAGCGAGTGGCATTGGTGGTCGGCGATGGCGACGACGATGGTTTCCCATTCGTTGTCGGAGCCATGATTGAACGCATCCGCCAACGAGCCGCCGGTGGCGGCTTTGCCAAACAGCGCTGCGCGCGGCGTCTCACCCAATTGCATGGAGAGCACTTCAGCCTGGCGCTGGAATGTGTTTTTGAGTTTGGGCGCAAAGATTGCGCTCGCCGCCGCACTCACCGCGAAGGTGAGTGCGGTTTTGATAATCGCCACGGCCAGCGTTTTGCCGACAAACGCGGCAAGCGCGGTCACCGCCGTGGAGTAAATCGCGGCGGCGAAAGCAACGACTGGAGGCATGGGGATTACACCCGGAAGGCGGCGCGCAAGCGCGAACGTGAGAGGAAGGTCAAGCCATCGGCGCCGGCGGCGGCTAGCTTTTCGCCAAGCACGATGCAGGCGCTGGTGGTTGGCCCGTTCGGCGTATCAACCAGCACCGTGCCAACGTCGCCGCGCTGTGCGGTGGCCGGCGGTATTTCAGGCAGGCGCGCGGCAATGGCTTTGTGAACGCCGCCCTCACGCTTGAGCGCGCGCAATGCGCCAAGCGCCGTGCTGTAGCGCAAACGCGGCATGACGCTTTTGCCGGTCATGGCTTCAACCGCGCCATTGGCGAAGCTGACGCAATCGTGCGGGCCGTAGGCGAACGGGCGCGCGCGCGCGGTGGCGATGAACGCGCTCAGGCGCTCAGGCCAATCGTGATGGCGTTGCATGAGTGGCTAGCTTTCGGGAGGGGCGCTTTAGTTTTGCACCACGTTATTGAACATGCCGCCGGTGTTGCTGCCGCCGCCGGTTGGCGTGCCGCCAAGCGGTCGCCGCGCTGGCTTTTGCCCCCAAGCCAATGTGCGCTCACCGGCAACGCTGACGTTTTTAAGCGCGCCGTCTGTTGAGCCGCCCAATGTGCGTTGGTCGCTGTTAGAGCGCACGCGCGCGTTGGAGCGCCCCATGTCCAGGCTCGCGCCCTCAACGCTCACGTCAATGGCGCAATCACCGCGCGCCACGTGGCGAATGGTGATGCTGTTAACGCGGCCGCGAAAGTAGGTGTCGGAGTCCAACAGCGTGTTGCCATCGGCGTTGAATATGAGGCGGCGAATGACCACCGGCTTTTGGCGGTAGTCCTCATCATTGATGGTGGCGGCAACTTTCGGCTCAAGCCGCGAGAGGGTGAGCCGCACGCCGTCAACGCCTTCGCCCTTTTCAGAGCGAATGGGAACGATGAGGGCGCGCGCGCCAATGCCGTCAAACGTGCCAACGCCTGGCAAGTCGAGCGCGCCTATGCCGCTCCACAGGCGGTAAGTGTCGCCAAAGAAAAACTCAGCCGCGCCGCTTATGACAACTTGTTTGGCCGCGAGCGCGGCCAGCGCGTCCGGTGAAAATGATTTCACGGCGCTTAAGCTTCCAGAACTTGCACGGCGCGAAAGTGAACTTGACCAAGCGGGCCAGGCCGCAAGTCAGCTTCAATTGAGCCAGGCACAATGCGCATGACGCATGACGGATTGAGTAGCGTGGCCACCGCATCGCCCGGCACGAAAGCCTCGATGCGCGGCGCAACCGCAAACTCAGCGACGCCGGCAACCGCCGTGACGGTTTCCAGCGCGCGGGTGAGGTAGCGCTTATTGGTATCCCAAACGAACGCCACCAAGTCGCCGGCGGTGACGGTGAGAGTTGAGGGGAGGGTCGTTAGCTCAAGGTTGCGGCCTGGCCCGTCAATCGTCCAGGCTGACACCGTGCCGTCAAACGCGCCGCCGCCGTGGCGCGTCATGCCGCTAAAGCCGGCGGGGCATGATTGCGGCAACAGGCGAATAGGGTCGACACCGTAAAAGGTGCCGACCCCGTTTTCCATGGACGCAAGCCAAGCGCGCCAGGCGCTTAGCTCAGGGTCGCGCATCATGGGTGAGCTGTAGTCAGCGCGCCAGCGCGCCGGGCCGAGCGTGATGGCGTTAAGCTCGCCGCCGGCCTCAGGCGCGTGCGTGGTTTGAAAGTCAGGCTCAAACCGCGCAAGCGCAATCGGCGCGGCAAGCGCGCGCGGGTACGAGATAGCCATGAGGGGAGTCCTTGCCGGCGGGCGGCGTTAGCCGATTTTGCGGCGGCCGTAGTTGTCGTTGACGCTGGCAACCACCAGCTCATCAAGGTTTTCTAACAGCGCTTTTTGTTGCGCTTCGAGGCGCGCCACTTGCGCGGCGTCCACGCCGCGTGCGTCGATGGTTGGCGAGTAAACAACCGTCACGCCGCCGCCAGTGCCTTGCGCGCCAGCGGTCAGAGGCACGATGTTGCCAGAGCCGCCGTGCGGGTCGAACAGCTCAGGGCCATGCTCGCCCACAATCACCGGGCCAGATACCGGGCCGCCGATTGCGCGGCCGCCAAACAGCGAGCCAACAAAGTTGACAACGCTGCTCATGAAGCCGCCACCGCCAGCGCCGCCGTTGAGGATGCCGCTCAGCGCGTTATCAATGAGGCCCTTGAGCGCTTCCGCGATGATACGCAACGAGTCGCGCAATTCATCACCGACGAAAACGTCCCACAGAACTTGCATAAAATCGCGCTTCAAGGTTTCGCTTATGCGCGACCAATCGCCGGTGACGAACGCTTGTTCAAGGCCGTTATAAAGCGAGTCCGCCATGGTGTCGGCAACCTGGCCGAATTGGTCAGCCAGCGTGCGCTCAGTCTCGCCAAACATTTCAACCAGCGCCGACTCCATGTCGCGCATGCGCTCAAGGTAGGCGGCGTCAATGTCGCCGCCGCCGTCAGCGCTCAGCTCGCGCATGCGCTCAAGGTGCCGGCGGTAGGTTTCCTCCGTTTCGCGTTGGGCGCTATCAGCGACGGCGCTGCCGCCGCCGCCCGCGCCTTGTCGCTCAAGCACGCGGTTGGCGGCGTCAATCGCCGCTTGCGTGGCCGGAGCAATCACCGGCGCGGTGACGGTGGAGGCGGGGCTCAGCGCCGCTTGCAATTCCGCAATGTTGGTGCGGATGCGTTGGAGACGTTCAATCTCTCGCTCAAGCAGCCATTGCTGTGCGCCGCCGCCGCCAGAGGCGGCGGCGGCGAGCCAGGCGGCGTCAACGACGGCGGCTTGCTCAACCAAGCGCGCGCTTTGCTGCAAGAGCTGACGGCGCATGTCGTTGGTGTTGTCATTGATGACGACACCACCGTTGAGGCGGTTCATCAAATTCGCCGCGCGGGTGAGCATGGTGACAAAGTCGCCGGCCAGGTTGATGGCTCTGGCGAAAAAGTCTTGCACGCCAGAGCCGCCGAGCGTGATGGCCAACTCCTGCCACTTGGCCGAAAGGTTGGCGAGCGCGCCGTTGACGCCTTGCCAGCGCGCGGCCGCCATGGCGTTGGCGTCAGCGCCTTGCAGCGTCACGTCGCGCATGTGCACCAGCGCCTCAGCGCCTTGGTCAATCAGAACGTTGGCCGTGCGTTGCGCGTCAGCGCCAAAGATTTGCACCACGGCGTTGGCGCGTTGCTCTTCAGTGAGGTTGATGAATGACGCTTGAAGGCGGCGCGCAACCTCCTCCATGCCAACAAACGAGCCGTTGGCGTCATAAGCCGCGAAGTGTAGGTCTCTCATCGCGCGGCGGGCCTCAGCGGTGGGTGCGCCAAGGCGTTGGAGGAACGTCTTAAAGGACGTGCCGGCGTCAGAGCCGGATGAGAACGCCACGGCGGTCAGTGCAATGGTGGCGTTAAAGTCCTCAAGCGTGATGCCAGCGGAGGCGGCGGTGTTGCCGGCCATGCCAAGCGCTAGGCTGTAATCCTGTAGGCCAAAGGTGGTGGCGTTGATGACGCCAGCCGCGCCTTGCACGACCGACTCCAAGTCGGCGACGCCTACGTTAAAATTCCTCATGGCGCGAACGGCAATGCTCGCACCGTCAGCCATGGTGCCGCCGGTTGCGGCCGCCAGCGTCATGGACGCTTGAAGCGCGCCGGCTTCAAGCTCAGCAACGCTCAGGCCGGCTTTCAATAATTCCTCAGCCGCGCTAGCCGCTTCGCGTGCGCCAAAGCCTGTGGCCAGGCCAAGCTCACGAATAGTCTGCTCGGCCTGGCGCAACGCCGAACCGGTTGCGCCGCTGGCCGCTTCAATCACGCCCATGGCGGATTCAAACTCGCGCGCCTGATTGAACAGCGACGAGACGGCGGAGAACAGCGACATTCCAACGATGAGCGGGGCGAAAGCGGCCATAAGGCCGGCGAGGCCAGCCGTCATTGACGCCATGGCCGCTGAGAACCCGCGCGCGCTGTTGCGCGTGCGGGCCTCAAAAGAATTAAGCGAGCGCTCAGCGCTAGCAACGCCGGCTTGAAAGCCGGTAGGGTCGGCAAGCAGCCGCGCCTTTAAGTCAACTAGCGCCATGCGCTCACCCCTTTTTGGTTTTCTTGGGCGCGCGTTTGCGCGCCGGTTTTGGCTTCGCCATTGCGGGCGGCGCTTCGCGTGCCGGAAACATGGCGCGGAAACGTCGCTGCAAATCGGTGCCGTCGCGCGCCGGCGTTTCGGCGGTGCGCGCTTCCTTGTCTTGGAATAAGAGGAAGTCGGCGGGCGAAAGCGGTTCGGTGTCTTTGCCCTTGTGAATGTTGAACAAGAGCGAAGCGACGACACCCGAGCGCAAATCGGCGCGAGCCTCGCCCCACGGCTCAAGCCGATAGAACGCCGCCCACTGTGTGAACTCCTCAGCGCTCATGCGGCGGCGTAAATCGCCAACCGTCATGCCGAGCGCTAAGGCCAGCCGATACGCAAAACGCAGCTCGGGGTCGTCTCTTAGTTTTTTATCGCATCCGCTAGCGACGATTCCAGCTTGGCGATTTTTGAACACTCGCTCAGCACGACCGCGAAGGCGTCGCGGTTCATGCCGCGCAGCAGGTCGATTTCACGCGCCACACCCTCAGGGTCAGCGGCGTTGAACATGCGCGAGCCATCCTCGTTGATGAGCATGAGGCGCACAAGGTTGAGCGCCAAAAGCTCAACGCGGTTTTCCTTGTCAGCGTTCGCGCGAGCGAAGGCTTGCAAGTCCAGGCTCGCGCCGGCGTCCATTTGACGGATGCGCAGCGAGCCGTTCAAGGCCGCAATGTGGAAAGTCTTAGTGGCGAGATTAGCGCCGCTGGCCGTGAGGGCGGCGACGCCAAGCACGGCGGCGGAAGGTTGCGCGGCGGCCGGTTGGCGCGCCGCGCGTTTGCGTTTAGTGGTCATGTGATGAGGCTCCTGGCAGGCGTCAAGTTTTAGGCTTGGTCGCCCCAAGTAATCCCGCCGGTGATTTCCAGCGTGATTGTCACGTCCCACTTGCTGTTGGGCTGAGCGCTGTGATTGATGCCAAGCACCAGCGCCTTAAAGTCCATTTGGTTGCCGTCAGCGTCGCTGTTGAATTTGACGCGCACGTTGCGCACAGCGCCGGCGGCGCGGGCTTCGCGGCACTCAAGCTGGCCAACGTCCTCAAGCGCAAGGTTGATGCGCAGAGTCATTTGGCCTTCATCGGGGATGCCGGCCAGCTTCTCTTTGAACGTGGAGCCAAAGTGGGTGGCGTCGATCACGTCAGCGGAACCGCCGGGGCCGTCAACGCCAATGACCTCACCGATCACGACAAAGGTGTCAGAGCCGGGGGCGGTGGTGCCGACCAAGGTGCCGATTTCAACAATCGTGCCTTGGGTTTTTACTGCGTTAGTCGTCATGGTTTTGCGTGGTGCTTTCCAAAAGGAAAAGGCCGCGCTGGTGCGCGGCCTTTGGGGTGGGGCTGGTGGTGTGGGTTAGGGGCGATGAAGCACGGCGAACGAGCGAGCGGCGCGGTGAGCGCTTTGCGCCTCGTCGTAATCATCAAAGTGCGCGGCGAGAGTAGCCGACATGATAGCCGCCGGCGGTTCGCCTTCCCACGTGGTGAGCGCGTCGCATCCCGCGCGCGCGGCGGCTTGGGCTTCCGCGTAAGTGGCGGCGAAAAACTCAAGCTCAAAGTCGGCGGTATGCGTGGCCAGGCCAGCCGTTAAAGTTGGCTCAGGGTCAGTGTCAGTGCGCGACCACACCGCGTAAGGCTTGGGCGCGTTGGGTGGCGCTTTCACCGGATAAACACGCTGCCCAACCAAAGCGGTGAGGGGCGCGTGCGCCGCGAGTTGCGCGGCCAATTCAGTCTCAATGCTCAGGGGCTCACCTCCTTATGCGGCCATCAAGCCGCAAGCCGCCGCCGCGCCAGGCGCGCGCCTCAAGCGCGAGCCGTGTGGCCCACGTCATCCGCACAACCGTGAACGCGGCCTCAGTCGCCAGCGCAACCGCCTCCTCAAAGAAGGGGTTGGCCTTTGCCGCGCCGCGATTTGCGCCGCGCCTGTTGGTGCGCGCGCCGGTGCCTTTTTCGACAAGGTGCGCGTGGCCAGCGCCAGCCCGGCCGCTTCGCCAACCAATGTCAACGTAAGGGCTGAGCGCGTCGAAAAAGCGCGGGGCGGAAACCACCAGGCCGCGCTTTAGGTTGCCGGTCTTGCCGCGCGGTGCGGCGAGTTTGACGGCGCGTTTTATGAATTGCGCGCCCGCGACGAAAGCCGGCTTGACCACGCGTTGCGCGGCGATGGGCGGCAAGCGGTTGAGCTGTGCGCGCAAGTCTCTGACGCCATCAAGCGCAAAGCTCGCGCGCATTATTCGCCGCTCGCGTCATTGACCTGGCGCGCCTCAATGGTCACCTCGCCGCGCCGAGGCGCCGGGTTGATGGCGATAATGTCAAAGGCGCGCGCCTCCCATATGATGCGGTCGGCGGTGGTCACGTCCAGGCCATCGCGCACGAGAAAGGCCACCGTGTTGGTTTCAACATCGCGCGCGCCGGCGACAATCTCACGGCCAAGCGCCGTCACCACTTTGGCGAACGGCTCAGCCACAAGCGCCCAACCAGTTACGGCAAACTCGCCATAAGCGTTGCGGGTGCGTGTGGCGCGCTCAATGCGAATGGGTTGATCTAGGCGGCCGCTGCTCACCATAACGGCACGGTGAACGGGGTGAGCAAGTGCTTGACGGTTGGGTTGGCCACCAGTGCGGCCGGCGTTAGCGTGCCACGGTGCTCATAAAGCGAGTCCAGCATGAGCAAGGCGGCGGCGCGTATCGGTGCGGGAACGGTGGCGGCGGTGTCGCCAAAGCCGGCGCGGAACTCAATGACAACCGAGTCCATATCGCCAACCGGCCAGAACGTGTCGTGAGCTGGCGTCACGTAGCCCTCATTGAGGTGGCGGCGCACGCGGTAAGCGTCAGCAGCCAGCGTCACCTCATCGCCATTGCGCGGCGTATATTTGAGCGCCGTGACCGCTTGGAACGGGGGAAGGGGGAGGCGGATTTGGCCAGGTGGAAAACCGCTCAGGGTCAGCCGCCAGGTTTGCGTGATGAGCGCGCGCTTGAGGTGGCCAAGGTCGCCGTCAAGCGCCTGCTCAACCGTATCCGCATAAAGCTGAATGATGGCGTCCTCGGCACTGTGCGTCACGCGCAAGTGTTGCTTGGCGGTGGTCGGTGTGAGGATGGGAGCGGCGGGGGCGGTGATGCGGTCGAGCTGTTGCATTGAGCGTGCGCCTTTGAAGGGTGCAAAAAGAGCGGCGCGAGCGGTGAAGCTCGCGCCGCGTCTTAAGGTGGCGCGCCGTCTTAGACGGGCGCGCGGGCCGGGTTGCCAAGGATGGCGACGGCCGAGCCGGGCATGCCAACCGTGTGCGTGCCGGTTTTCGCGCTGTTGATGCGCGCGTAACGCTTGCCGCCGCGATAGCCAACCACGTAGGTGGCGTCATCCTCAGCGGCGTCGTCAATCGTCAGCACCACGCCGCTAGTGGGCGTGCCGTCAACGAGTGCGCTTTGGTTCGGCGCGATCACGTCAGCCGCGTCGACGTCGTTCCAGTTAGAGCCGTTGTCAGACTCTTCCATGTCAAAATCGACCTTGAGGCCAACCGCCAGCGTGTCGCCGGAAACGCCAACGGAAATGGCGAAGGTCAGCGACTCGAAGCCGGCGCGGTCAATCGTCACGCCAGTGTAAGCGGCCGCGCCAAGGCTGGCTTTCGGCGCAATGGCGGTGATGACCTTGAGGTTGTTTGCTTGATCGTACATTCGATGTTCTCTCTTTACGTGCGAGCGCAAACACCGCCGCGCGATTGCGCGGCGGTGTCGTTAGTCGCGCTGTGTGTTAGGCTGCGATCTTGATGAGCTTGAGCGCTTCGCCCTTACGCACGCCGCCACCAGTGCGCTTGCGCGCGAAGAAGGTGACTTGACCGCTGGTGCGGTACGGGTTGCGCAAGATTTGCACGCCGGCCTTATCGAGGATGAGGTAGGCGGCGGCCATGTCGCCAAACGCAACCGGAGTCGCGCCAGCTTCCATGTCGGGCATTTCCTCAAGCACGCGCACGCCGTAACCAACCAGCGTTTGCGGCGTGCCGTCACGCAGCGACGGTTGCCAAATGTATTGCTTGTTCGCGTCCTTGAACAAGACGAGTTGAGACAAGCTCTTACGGTTCATATAGAACGCCGAGTTTGGCAGGAACTCGCTGCGCGCATAGAACGGCAAGCGGCGGAAAATGTCGCCTTCCGCGTTGGCCGCACCCCAAAGCGCGGCTTGGCCCGTCTTGACATAACCGACTTGGTTCCAAGACAGCTCAGCGCCACCAACGGTGGTTTGCTCAGCTTGCGAGTGCGTGAGGATGCCGGTCGGCTGCTTCACGCCAGTGCCGGTGATGTGGCTCGGCGCTTCCTTTTGGCCGAACGCTTCGCCCAAGTCCTCAGCGATTTCCGCTTCCATGTTGAGGAACGGGTCTTCAAGCGACTCGACGCTGTATTCCGGCTCAGAGCGGAGCTGGTGCAAGTCAATGGCGATCATGCCCCACTTGAGTGCGTCGGTGGCGGTCGCGCCTTCGCCTTCGCCTTCCCAGTTTGCGGTCGTGCCGGAAACCTTGCGGCGCTTCTCATAGCGCGTGCCGCCAATCACTTTGATGGAAGCATAGTTGCGCAGGCCGCTATAGACGCGGGCGAACTTGTCGACCTGAGCGTCAAACTCCGGCAACACAAGGTAGCCGCCGGTTTCGTTCACGCCGGTGTGGCCGGCGGTGGCGCGCTCATTCAGGTCGTTGCGCACAGCGCGCAACTCCGTGAGCGCGGCCAGGTCGCCAGTGCGCATGAAGGACTCAAGCGCGGCGCGCGATTGCGACGGCGCGGCGCGGATGGCGTCAGCGTCGTTGGCCGGGCGGGCCAGGCGCTCACGGCGGAACGCCGCGAGAGCTTCCTCCTGCGCCACAACTTGCGCGGCGACGGCTTCCACACGCGTGGAGATTTCCGTCGAACGCGCGTCAGTGCGCTCAGCCATCGTGCGCATTTCGGCCACGTTGCCGTGAATGTCGCGGATGAGGTTTGCGGCCTCGCCAGCGTTGGCAGGCGCGGTCACAACCGGCTGCGTGCCGGCGTCGTTACGTTTTTGCATGGTGTCAGTTTTTCCGAAGGGAAGGGCGGCGGCGCGCTGTGCGCCGGGCTCGCCAATCAATCAGCCGCGAAGCGCGGCCGCGAGTTGCGCCAAGGCGGCGCTATCAGGAAACACGGCCGGGTCAGCGTCGCGCTGAGTGGGCGGCGTGGTCTTAGAGGCGAAGTTTGCGCAGATCCGTTTTGCGTCCTCGCGCGAGTATTGCCCTGACTCCCTCAGAGCGCGCTCAAGGTCGCGTATGGTTGCGATTTCGCCGGCGGTGCGCACCGTCTCAATGCGCGCCTCATCGTTTGCGGGGAAGGTGGCGAACGACACCTCCCACAGGTCAACGTCAGTGAAAACAATGACGCCGCCGCGCAGCTCGTAGCCGCCTTGCGGCACGCTAAAGCCAATGGACAAGCCATTAAGCGCGGGTGTTGGTGCGGGCTCAATGAGCGCGTGCGTCTCGCGCCCGCGCTGTGTGCGCAATTCGAGCGCGCCATCAAGCCATAAGCCTTGGTCCTTTTCCTCAAGCGAGAGGATGCGGCCGGGAATGTCGTCCCAATAATGCTGCCACAACAGCGCCGGCATTGAGCCGCGCTCTTTGTGCTCAGCGATGGTGCGAGCAAAGCAGCCGGGGGCCATGGCCGTCTCGTATGTGTCAACGGTGTTGAAGGTTGAGGCCCAACCGCTAAAGCGGCCTTCATCGGAAACCGCGCGCACCTCAAACCGCGCCTTGAGGCGGTTGAGGCGGCGCTGCCACTCGTTAGAACGGCGCATTATTCTTGATCCTTTGGGGGCGCGGCGTTGTCCGCCGTCTCTTGGTCAACCGGCGCTTGGTTGAGCGGCGCGCGTAAGTCGTCGCCGCCGGCGAGAGGGTTGAGCCCTTCCGGCAAAAGCGAGCGCGCCTCGTTTGGTGTAATGATGCCGCCGGCCGCGAGCTTGGTGACGTAATCAGCGCGCGTGCGCGCATCGCCAGGCGCGAGGCCGTTTAGGTCAAAGTGAACCCACAAGTCTCGCTCAGTGCTTGGCGCGAGGAGGTGAAGGTCAAGCCGTTCGGCCCACCGTTGCACCCATGGGCCAAGCGTGTGCGTGACGTGCGCTAGAAAGAATTGCTCAGCGCTGGCAAAGGTCGCCGTCTTGTCGCTGTGCATGACCATTTGAGGAAACACGCGCATTGCGCGGCAAATTTCCTCAATCTGAAAGCGGCGAGTCTCAAGGTGTTGCGCGTCGACCGCGCTCATCCCGAGTTGCTTAAAGTCCATGCCGCCCTCAAGAACCGGCGTTTTATACCAATTCTTTGTGCCGCCGAACGCCTCCGCCCAATCATCCTTGATGCGCGTCGCCGCTTCATTGCCAAGCGCCGCTGGCGTGGTCAGCACGCCGGCGAAGCGCACGCCGTTGGCGTGGAGTCGCGCGTGGCTTTCCTCAGTCGCCAGTGAGAGGCCAATGGCCTCGCGGGCCAGCTTCACAGCCTCAAGGCCGTTGACGCCATCCCAAGACGTGCCGGCAATGTCTAAAACGTCGCGGCCTTCCATGATGATGGGTTGGCCGCCGCGCGCTGTGTGCACCTCATAAAAGACGCTGTAGTCGTCGCGTTGTTTCTTGATGACGTTTTTGGGAACGAGCGGGATAAGCTCAACCACGCGGCCTTGGCTGTTGCGGAGTTTAACCGCGCGGCCGCCAGCGCCGAGAACGGCGTGCATGGTGAGCGTTTCTTTGAACTCAAAGCCGGTTTGGAACTCGTTAGGCTTGCGCAGTAACTGCGCCACCGGGTGCGTTTCATCCGGCAACCAAGTGCGGCGGTCAGCTTGGCGGCGCTTGAGTGACCACGGCGTTTGCGCCACGCCTTCCGAAATGACGCGCGCGCAAGCCAGCACAACAGTGGCTTGCAGTGCGGTGTCGGTGGTGACGCGCACGCCGCTATTGGCGCGCGATGCGGTTTCTAAGATGCGCGCCCACCAATCTGGCGGGGCGGCTTTGGCGTCGTCATTGCGCGTGAGAACGCGCCACGCGGCCGCGACGCGCGCAGCAGCGCCGCGCCCGTTTGCTTTTTCAGCCATGTTTGTGGGGGTGTCCTTAGAGAACGATGAGGCCGCGTTGGCCGGTGTATGGCGACGCGGCGGCCTCTTGCGGCGCGAGCGCGCGCGCCATAGCGGTCACGATTGCCGAAATGCCGTCGATGCGTTCGCCGCTCTTGCGGTGATCCGGTTTTATGTTGCCGCGCTCATCGCGCATGGCGACGACATTGGAGGCGTTCCAGTCAAGCACCGGGTGGCCGCCGTGGCGAAAGATTTTGCCAAGCACGGCGCGCTCAAGCTCAGCGCAAGGCGCGGCCATGGAATAAAACCCCTGGCCAACCGCGACGCACTCAATCTTTCGGTCAATGAGATTGTTGACCACGGAGCCGGCGAACATGCGGTCGAACGCAACCTCACGCGGTTTGAACTTTTCGCAAAGCTCAAGCGTAGCGCGCTCAATCGCGTTAAAGTCGGCAATGTCGCCAGGCGTCGCGGTGAGGTGGCCTGAGTTTACCCACGTGGTGTAAGGCACAAAGTCACGCGTCTCGCGCAGCCGCAAGCCGTCCTCAGGCACAAAAAAGCGCATCACAACGCGCCATTGCGGGTCAGGCCCATGCGGTGGAAACACCACCGCCAGCGCGCTCAAGTCTTTTGTGTGCGCCAAGTCCATGCCGATAAAGCACGGCCGGCCGACCATCTCATCCTCAGAGAACGCGCCGGCGTTGGCCGGATCATTCCAGCGGTGCATGGGAAGCCAACGCACGCTTTGCTCGGTCCACATATTGAGGTGGAGTTGCTTAAACGCGTTTTCTTGCGTGGCGATCTGTTGCGCTTCCTCGCACTTTTGCGCGAGGTAATCCAACTTGATGCTTGAGCCAATGCCGGGGTTGGCCTTCGCCCACACGGCCGGGTCAGTCCAGTCGTCGCCTTGCTCAGCGGCGAATATGATAGGCAACAGCGAAGGCATATGCACAACGCCATCGCGCACCTTGAGCGCGTGTGACCACAGCTCCCAACAGACGCTTTGCAAGTTGTGGCCGGCGGTGGTTATATAGAACTCAACCGGCTCGCGGCGCGCGCCCATGGCGGTTTGCATGGCGTCGAACATTTCGCGCCCTTGCCATTCGTGCAGCTCATCGCCAATGACGCCGTGCGGGTTTTTGCCGTGCTGGCCGCGTCCCTTGGCCGCCAGTGGCTTGAAGCTCGCGCGAAGGGCGGCGCAATAAAGCGCGCTGCGCAACACCTCAACGTGTTCACTCAGCTCAGGCGATTGTGAAACCATCGCGCACGCCTCGTCAAAGACAAGGCGTGCTTGCTCTTGGTTGCCGGCGATTGAGAACACTTGCGCGCCTGGCTCGCCATCGCCAAAGGCGAGGAGGTTGGCGACGCCGGCGGCCAAAGTTGTCTTGCCGTTTTTGCGCGGCACAGCGACAAAAACGCGGCGATAAAGGCGCGAGCCGTCAGCGCGACGCCATCCCCACAAGTCCTCGACTAGGCGTTTTTGCCAAGGGTCAAGAATGAACAGGCGGCCAGCCCATTCGCCGGTGGAGTGGCGCAAGTAGTTTTCAAAAAACGCAACCGCCAGCTTGGCTTTGCGTGCGTCAAAGTAAGCGCCCGGTGCATCAATTTGAGAGGAGGCCAATCGGTCCCTTGAGGGATATGACGTCTCCGGTGTCATCAAATAGACTGGCCGTGGCGTCGTCAGTTGCGCCATTGCCAGACCCTTGAGACGCAGCCGCGCCAGCGAGTGCGCCGGCCGCGTTCGGATTGTTTGCGAGTTGAGTGAGGATGGTGAGGCGCGCCGCCGGCGTGAGGCCAAACTGGCCGCCATACTGAGCGAGGAAGCGGCGCGCGCGATCTAGGATGAGATAGCGCGGGTTTATGCGGATCATGCGCGGCGAGTGCTCGCTTTGTGTTTCGTAAGTGTAGCCTTCCGCTTCGAGGTAGGTCTTAGCCTCGCGTGCTTCCGCGATGGTGTCGCAAAGGATGGCGAAGCCGGCGGAGTCCGATTGGCGCAACAGCTTGAGTGCGATGAGCGAGGGGGCCAGCTCATCCCATACGGCGCGGCCGCCGGCGCTCAGGTAAGCGGGCGGCAGCACGCTTGCGACGGGCGCAACCTCAGTGCCGGCGACGGGCGCGGCGCGCTTGCCGGGATTGCCACGCGCCTCTTGTTCCTCAGCCGGGCGGCGGGCGCGCGGCGCGCGTGGGGCAGGCGTCTTAGTCATGGGCCTGGCCTCGCTTTGGGAAACATTGGCGCGCGAGCGTATCGACGCGATTTTTAGCGTAAAGGTCCGTGCGGTGATCGATGTCGCGCTTCGTACCCTTGAACTGCTCTGGCGAGAAATAGGCCGGCGTGCCGATCATAGCGCCGTCGATGGTGGCGGTCAGGCTCGCCATGTCGAGCAT